GCTCAGGGTGACGGCCAGAATGGCGGCAGAAGACAGGACGATGGCCAGTTGCAGCGCCATGCCGGAGTAAGAGTAGTAGGAAGACTTGGCCTTGGCAGCGTCACGCTTGGCTTCAGCAGCGCGGGCCTTCTCCATGATCTCATCCATGTCGGCGCGTTGCTTGGTGGCCTTCTGCTCGTTGTTGGTGACCTCGTAGATGGTCGCCCGGACATTCTTGGCCTGATACCACGCCCACAGGTTGTTGGACTCTATGGTTCCGTTGAGAACCGCAGAGGAGTTCCTTCCGGCAAAGTAATTTGTAACAGCAAGGAGTAGAGCAAGCAGGCTAATAGAAACCGCAGCAAGAGCCTTGACATGGGCCTCCCTCTCTGACCGGCTTGCGCCTTCCGGCGGCTTCCTGAAACTCATTGCTGTACCTTGTCGAGTAAGTAGTAACCCACCCCAATCAGGGCGGTTGCCACGAAGGCAATCCCTGCCCCGTACTTCACGTTGAGCATGAACTCCTGCTGCCGCAGGCGGTGCTCACGCTCCTTCTTCTCGCGCTCCTTCTTGAGTCGGATGCGCTCCATGATCATCTCGTTGTAAACGCTCTCACCGTAGTGAGCGACGATCAGAATCTTGAGTTCGTATTCCTGCTTGATCAGCGCCTGCTTGTGCATCGTGATCTGCAAGGCTTCCTGCTCGATGCTGTCGTCGTGCAGCAGCCGCTTGAAGACCGAGGGTTTTTTGTTGGCCTTCTCGTTGGCTAGGCGATTGAAGTCCCCGAAGGCTCCGTACCACTTGCCGATCTGACCGGCAACATCCTGTATCTCGCGGCCCGTGGCGACAAGTTTCTTAACGGCTCCGAACGCAGCATTCGCCGCTGAGACTGCCGCGAGAATGCCGGTGATCGGCTCCATACACTACTTGTTCCCTTTCAAGAACTTCTCGCGCTCTTCAAGGAGTTTGACCTTGACCTGAAGGTCATTGATGTCCTTGTAGATTTGCTCTTTCATAATGGCCCTGCGCTCGGCGCTGATCGGACTGTCAGTCGGCACGCCTTCTTTGGTGATCAGAGCAGGCATCTGCCCTTCGATCTTGGTCAGACGCTCAGAGAAGGATGCAACCTGCCCCAGTAGCCATGCGAGTGCAGCCACCACGATGGGAATGACTGCCTTGAGTACGTCTGACCAAGCCATGATCAACCTGCGGCGTCTAGAGCAACCTTACGGTCCCACACCCAGTTAGCCCACTTGGCTGAATCAAACGGCACCCGAGCCTCGGGATTGTTGGGGTCTGCCGGGTCTTGCTCCGTCCATCCCGCGCCCACGGAAGCCAGATAAGCCTGAAGGTCGATCTTGGTCGGGACGACTTCAGCATCGCCCGTGTCGTCGTTTTCCGTCAGGCCCACCATCACCATGTCGCGGGGGCTAGGCGTAGCGGGATCAGCCACAACAAACATCCCACCAACACCTTCGGGGTGCAGGCAGAGGAAAGAAGGTACGGTGCCGTCAGCGTTGAGACGGTACTTAATGCAATGGTGTGCCATCGAGTGCTCCTTGTTGGGCGTACTGCCCGCTGAAAAGATATGCGCCGAAATGCCCCAGGACGCACCACGGGGCAACCCAAACCTGTCCGCCATGCTCACGGTACATATGGCAGAAGTTGTAGTCCTCCGAGAGCAATTGGTTGTCTACGTTCTGCACCTTGAAGTAGTCGTAGACCTTGTCCTCGGGATTGATCGTCACCCCGCCATTGGTGTACCAACCCACATGGGGCTGAAGTTTCTCAAACACATCGCGGCGGATCAACATGAACCCAGTGCCAACGTGCTTGACTTGGAACGGCAGGTTGGGGTCGATCATCTCGTGGCCGGGCAACTTGTTTACATTGAACACGCCGGTCAGGTTGGATAGGTTGGGGTGGTTCAGCACCGCCCCCTGCCGCACCTTTTCCCAGTTGATGCCCTTCATGGGCACTGCCCCGCCGATGATCCCCTTGTCTGCCTTGATCATCCGGGCAATGTCGTTCGCCACGAACTTCTGGTCAGCATCGATGAACATCAGGTGGGTAGCGTCTGGCATTCCCATAAAGTGGTGCGCGATGGTGTTGCGGCCCCGCTGCACCAAGGACTCGTTGCCGAGGAAGATGCAGGTCATCTTGATGCCGTACTGGATGCAGGCTTCCTTGAGGGACAAGAGAGACTGCGTGTACTCCGTACACATCATCCCGCCGTAGCAGGGGGTGCCGATGACCAAGTGCATCACGCCGCCTTTTGATCCGGGTCAGGAGCCTGCTCAAGCAGAGGCGAGTTGGTCAGAGAAGAGCGGTCGAACACCGAGAAGCCGCGACGGGCAGCAAACTTGGCCGGGTCTTCTGCCCACTTGTCAGCACAAGCCTCCAACCACCGCATCGTCATCTCGTGCGTGGGAGCCTGACCGTTGGAGATGAGTTGGTTCTCCATGTTTAGGTAGGCAAAAACTTCAGCCTGCGCCTGAGCAGCGTTGATACCCAGGTCAAACAGATAGATCAGGTTGCCCTCGTCGATCATGCCGTTGCGGCTACGGGCGGCGTTCAGAGCCTGCTTCATGCAGGTCATGATGTGGTAGCGGGACTCTTCGCGCTCGTAGTCCTCTTCCGTGATCTCTTCCCGGCCAACCTTCTCAAGCAGTTGCTTGTGCTGATTGACGAAGAAGTTCATCTTGCGGATGGCACCATTGACAGCGTTCTGAGTACCTTCAAGGTGGCTGTTGATCTCCAGAATCTCGATCTCAAGCAGTTCCCGGTCGAGTTCGTCCGTGCAGGAAGCGAGTTCACGCTCCTTCTTCTTGAGGTCGTTTTGCTTCTTGCGAAGATTGATGTACGCCTCTTGGAGCGCCCCACGGGTGCGGTCGATCTCAGCCAAGGTGTGCTTGATGGAGCGGATCGGCGTAATGGCCGTCACGTCCAGAGTCACCTGCATGAACTGGCTATGGCTCTTGTGGAAGTTGCTCGTGTCCCGCACGACGGCAGGCATCCGATCCTGAATGTTCTTCAGCATCAGGTTGTACTCGGGCTTCTTCACCGCCAGAGCGGTGTTCATGTTGCTGATGATCAGATCGTTCAAAGGGTTCTCCTTGGGTTAGATGCCACCGTGGCAGTTGGAACATCCGGCGGCGTCTGCCTGAATGGCAACTGCATCACCAAAGTCCGTCGAGTTTCCGGTTGAAGCGATGGTTACATACTCCATAACATTTGTGTAAAAACCACTTGCTAGGCCCGAAATAAACACGCCTCTCGTTGAAGAAGATACCGCAGACTGGGCATAAAACTTTGCGGACAAATCACCAAAGTCCGTAGTGTTGCCCGTTGATGCAATGGTAATGTACTGGATGGTGTTTATAAAATCTGACGCTGTTCCGCCGCCCGCAAACAATCCTATGGTGGAAGAAGCGCAAGATGATAAGGCGCTGATGGCGCTGTCCAAATCGCCAAAGTCGGTGGCATTGCCTGCGGTAGCAATCGTGACGTAGTCGATGATGTTGACTCTTGAAGTGCCGTCATTACCGCCGCCAAACACGCCACGAGTTGTTGAAGAGCAGGCTGCGAGCGTGTTCCTTGCAGAAGTCAGATCGCCAAAATCCGTTGCGTTGCCTACTGAAGCAATAGTGATGTAATCAATAACATTTGTCCGAGCGGGAGTCGTGTTCAACCCGCCGCCAAAAAGTCCTCGCGTGCTTGACCCGCAACTTGCAAGTCCGTTTCTAGCAACCGTTAGGTCACCAAAATCAGTTGCTTTTCCAAACGTTGCAAACTCAACGTAATCAATTACATTGATACGAGTAGCACCAGAGTCAAATCCACCACCCCAAACAGCACGGGTAGATGATGAGCATCCACCGAGCGTTTTTCTAGCCACCGACAAATCACCAAACATATAGGTGTTGCTTGTGGTAGCGATATTGATGTACTGAATAACGGTCTGAGTCAGCGGCGCAGAGTTCTCGCCACCACCAATCAGCGCAATCTCAGAACTCGTCGGCGTGGGTTGGACTGCGGCGGCAGCGGAGGAGCAGCCTGCCAAATTGGCCCGTGCGGAAGTAAGATCGCCAAAATCTACCGCGTTTCCAACACTAGCAATTGTTACGTAGTCAATAATGTTACTCGGCCCCGGAGCGCCACCTCCAAATAAGCCGCGCGTAGAAGAGGCGCACCCCGCAAGGTACCTTACAGCCTGCGTAAGATCGCCAAAATCCGTAACATTGCCAGTAGTAGCAATTGTGACGTATTCAATTACGTTCAAATAGGCTACGGCGTTTGGATCATAGCCCCCGGCGAAGAGGCCGCGCGTAGCCGACGCACATCCGGCTAGTCCATACTTTGCTACGCTAAGATCGCCGAAGTCTGTGGCATTACCTGTAGACGCTATCGTAATGTAATCAATAACATTTGATGTACCTACGCTGCCTGATCCACCTCCAAACAGGCCGCGCGTTGAAGACGAGAAAGACGCAAGGCGATACCTACCTACCGTAAGATCACCGAAATCCGTAACATTACCAGTAGTGGCAATCGTCACATATTCGATGTTATTGAAGTAATTTGAGTTGTCAAAGCCGCCTCCAAAAATACCGCGAATGTTATTTGAGCATGCGCCCATATAATAACGGGTTGTGGTGAGATCGCCAAAATCAAGCGCGTTTCCTGCTGTGGCAATCGTCACATATTCGATGACGTTGGTTGTTTGATTACCGCCAAACAGGCCGCGCGTTGATGAGGCGCATGATGCAACGGCACTATATGATGTGGTCAAATCGCCAAAATCAGTGGCGTTGGCCGCTGTGGCAATGTTAACCTGATCGATAACGTTTGATCCACCACCCCCAAACAACCCCACAGGCGCGGCATTCCCCGCAATCGGCCACAGCCCTTGCTTGAGCCAGTAGGTCATCTGGTCTAGCGTCCATACCCCCGGAGCAGCACCGTCTTGGAACGGGCCTGCCGGAGTGGGAGGTGTCTTGCGGATCAGGCCGCCGGGCCATTGATGACTCATTTATAGACCTCCGTGGGCGTTGGAGCAGGCGGCAAGTTTTTGTCGCGCTACAGACAAGTCGCCAAAATCTGATGCGTTCCCGGTCGCGGCAATCGTGATGTAGTCAATCACGTTTGTCACATCACTACCGGCGTACCCACCGCCAAACAAACCCCTCGTGGTAGAAGAACATCCCGCAAGGTTGAACCGCGCAAGCGTCAGATCGCCAAAGTCTGTGGCATTCCCGGTGGTGGCGATTGTCACGTAATCGATCACGTTGTATTGTGTTGATGGCGAAACCAGCAAGCCGCCGCCAAACACACCGCGTGTCGAAGATGAGCAGGCCCCGGGGCTGTTCCTGTTTACCGTCAAATCGCCGAAATCAGTCGCATTGCCCGTGGAGGCAATCGTGATGTAGTCGATGATGTTGTAGTCTGTAGAAGCCCCAAAACCGGCGCCAAATAGCCCCCGCGTTGGAGATGCACAGCCCGCCAAGTACCCTCTGGCAACTGTCAGGTCACCAAAGTCCGTGGCGTTCCCAACAGAAGCGATGGTCACATAATCGATGACGTTTGATCCAGAGCCGCCTCCAAAAACGCCTCGTGTTGAAGATGAACACGCGGCGATGTACTCCCTTGCGGTGGTCATGTCGCCGAAGTCTGTGGCATTCCCTGTGGTTGCAATAGTGACGTAGTCAATAACGTTGTAAACCGCCCCATTCTCACCGCCGCCGAACAACCCTCGGGTAGAAGAAGAGCATCCCGCCAATCCCTGACGAGTAAGAGACAGGTCGCCAAAATCTGTGGCGTTGCCAAGCGACGAGATTCCAACGTAGTCAATGACGTTAAACACGGAACCAATGCTTCCGCCGCCTGCAAACACTCCAATAGAAGTGTCATTGGGCCAATTCCCCTGCCCCACCGCCTGGAACGCAGCCGTGAGAGTCCATACGCCGGAATAACTAGGCATGAGAGCCTCCCATCAAGGGGTGTCAGGCCACTGGACGTTCCAGGGGAACCCGGCCTGCGCGGGAACATCCCGCAGTGCCTGACGGTACGTTGCCCATGCAGTCTTGTCTACAGGAGCATCTGCCAACTGGGTCCAATCTGTTGCCGACAGGCGGCGTGTCCGATCATCACGGACTGCCTTGGCCTGCTCCGCATCCTTCATAGATTTGTACGCGGCTTCCTGCTCGGCGGCAGTTGCTTCCGCCGTGTCCGTGAAGATCGGGCCAAGGACATACTTGGTGTACCACTTGCCGTCAGACTGCTCAACACCCTGGCGCATGGAGTATTGGTAGACCGTCCCTCCGGTTGCTTGCGGGCCTTCAAAGACCACATCAGCCCCGTATTGGTTCAGGGTGGCCTCGTCCAGTTGGCCGAAGTTCAGACCACTCTGCTCGTGGATGTACCGACGCCACTCGTTTTCAAACATCACTGCGCCAGTAGCGCGGACTCTGATTTCCATGATTGCTCCTTATGCGATGGCAAGGAACACGAAGGTTCCCCCGTTTGCGTTCAACCCCGCCGGGGCTGCTGCGGTGACTTGGAACCCCACACTGGTGGTGTCAACGTAGTTGGTGCCCGTGACTTCCGCAGCCGTGGAGTTCAAGAACAGGTAGGGGTCGTTGCCGCTTGTGATACCACGCGCAGAGTCATACACCCACCAGTCACCAGTGGTGTCGTATCTCTTGATGAGCACGAACCGAGCACCACCCGTGAAGCCGCAGTTGATAGTCTGCAACGCGCCTGTGCCGGTGTATGAACCGACCTTGCTTACGCCGGGGCAGGAGGCGAAGAGGTAAGCGACAAATGTTGTGTTGTTTTCGTTCGTAAGAGCGGCTGTGCCAACAGTAAACACTGTGGATGTTGGAGTCGTATTGTTCCAGAAGACAGCATTCGCGCTAGATTGGGCATCAGATGTATCAAGCAACAAACGCCGCTGATTCCCGACAGGTGCCGAATAAACACACCAACCATTTGAGCCGTTTGATCTTGGCTTCAAGATCATCAACTCAGGCACAACGCCCAAGTTATGACTCACGGTGCGGTTAACACCCGTCCCCGTATAGCAAACCACATCAAAAAAGCCGGGGGCGCGGCGGAAGTTGTAGTAAACCGCAGTATAAAAAGTAGCGCCACCGTAATATGCGACAGTTTGAAATCCTGTGTTGTCCCAAAACAGAGATCGATTATTGGTGGTGTTTTCTGCCGCTGTGTCGTTTGTTCTTAATTCGTATGGTTGTGCTGTTGAATTAGTAGAAACGCCGCGCAGCCGATCAACCACATATCTGTTGTCACCTTCTTTTATAGTGTTGATCTGCATATCGACCGGAAAGTTTGTAGTGTTTTTAGTTCCGGTTGAATTGTTATTGGCAAGAGGACTAAACACACTCGTCCCCGTCGTCGGAGTTTTCATCGGGCCGCGACGGATGGCGATGTAGATGAAAGTCTCTCCGGTAGCGTTCTCTGATGAATTGCTTGTTATTACTTTAAATCCCGTGGAAGTTATGGCAAATCTTCCAAGATTTGAATACTCGGGATCAGAGGCGTTTGCATATAGGTAAGAATTGTTGTCTGTCGTCAACTCTCGCATTACATCCATCAAGAACCAGTTAGAAGTTCCGGAGGCTCTTTTTACCAATAACCACTGTGGCTCGTACCCAAGCGTGATCGTCGGGCCTGTTGTGCTTCCATTGCCCGTGTACGACCCACACGAAATCACATTGTCCGTACCCGTCAGGCCAAAGCCTCCTGCGTCGTGGGCGAAGAGGTAGGCGACGTATGTTTGTCCGGGATCGTTTACCTGTCCCTCATTACCAACCGTAAATACTGTGCTTGTCGGAGTAGTGTCATTCCAAAAACTTGCTCCTGCTGCATTAGTAAGATTTAGAGCAAGGGATTGAGTGTTTCCAAGCGATCTGTGATAGACGGCCCAGTTTTCTGTAGCGGAGGTCTTTTTGATAATAATGCAGCCCGGCACAGAACCAAGGTTGTGTGAAATGGTTGTCCCTCTAGTTCCATTCCCCGTATACGTCACCACATCAAAGAACTTCGGCTGCTTGCGGAATGTCCATGAGGCGTAGGTGTTGCCAGAACCATTGCTTACACTTGCCGAGCCAAGATCAAATCCACTGGAATTAAAACTAGTTAGGCTGTTAACGTCTGTTGCTTCTGCTGCTGTTGTTGCAGAATTTAGCCGTTTTGTTGATCCTCTGAGAGTATCGAAAAATGAATGGGCAATTGCTGCGCTTCGGCTTTTTGTCCAAACCAACCCACCCTTCGTGGACAGATCAATCCCGTTGGTGATGGTCTGAGTAGAAGCGGTGCCGGTGTAGAGCCACGTCGAGAACACGTCCTCGATGTACGGAGGAGAAGGCGTTACCGATCCTGATGCCGCGCTGTAGGCGCTCGGGCCAAAACTGTTCAGCGCCCATACCGTAAAGGTGTAACTTGTTCCGTTGGTCAAGCCTGTGACCGTGACGGGCGAAGTCACACTGGAGGCAGTGATCTGCCCCGGATTGGATACGGCGTAGTAGTTCGTGATGGCCGACCCGCCAACATTAGACGGGGCGGTGAAGGTCACCGACGCCTGAGTATCCCCCGCAGAAGCCGTCCCAACGGTCGGCGCATTGGGATTCTTCAGCGGGTCATAGAACGACGATACAAAACCAGCAGGAGGACGAAGCGGCATGGTCAGTCCTTTTGTTTCTTAGGGCGCCCAACACAAAATCCAACCTGTTTCATTTTTTCAACATATGTTGGATCAGAAAATTTCTTTTTGTGAGCGGCGCCAATTTTTTCCTTGACTTCTTCAGAATGCTTGCGTCCAAGTCTGGCCGCACGCATTTTTGCCTTGGTTTCGTCAGTGTGTGGAATACCCTTTCGGTATCCCGGTTTGCCAAAGTGAGGATGCTTCTCACCAACTCGACCATGACACCCGTTCATCTCACCGGTTAACCCAAGACTGCCCATACCTCCCGCCGTTAAGTTGTATCCGCTTGGCTTGATCGTGTTGTAGGCTGAAATGAGTTTTGGCTCCATTTCATAACAGTATGCCTGAGTAGATTGCAGCAGCACCTCCATCTTGAAGTGCTCTCTTCCATGCTTTTGAATGGCGTTCTTCAAAAGCAAGCGAGAAGTTTGCGCCGGACGGCAGTGAGAGTTAAACCTCTTTTTAGGGTTTACTGTCACGCCGATATATTGCATGCCGTTGAGCATGTTTGTAATCCGGTAAACGTATGCAACCTTGTTCATACTAGACCTACGAATTTATCTCCTCCCAACTAGCAGTCACAACCAAGTCACTGGCCGTACCCGCCGTCGCACCGATGGACTCGTTCTCCAACAGGTAGATGGAGGTGGTCTTGTCCACGATGATCAGGGTGGCGTCTGCCGGGACCGAAATGGTCGAGGCAATCGGGAAGGCCGTACCGCCCAGGGCCGCTGCGCTGTACTTGTTGATGGTGATGTCCGCCGCGTTGGTGCCGTCCACGTTCGCCACCATGATGGTGTTGATCTTGAACACCTTGCCGCTAGAAGCGGCGTTGCTCACGATGCTTGTGGCGCTCGTGGTGGACAGCGAGACACTTGCGTTGTTGCCATAGATTGCGGCAACGTTGACGATGTTTGGGTTTGCCATGTTTGCTCCTTACAGGCCGAAGATCATTGCGAATGCGATGCTCTGGCCCTTGGAAACGCCAGAAGCCGGGAGGGCTTGGAAGGTCGGAAGCGCCCCCGCGCCGTTGGATGTCAGCACCTGACCAGAAGTACCTGGACCCGCTGACGCTTGGAAGTTGCCCGTTGCAGTGGTTCCTGAAAACACCACACTATAGGCGGTTGTCGTTGAAAGGCCCGTTCCACCATTCCCAACAGTCAGCGGGTTCGTCAACGCCAGCGTATTGGCAGTCAGCGTCGTGCCGTCAAAGGTCAGGTTTGCCGATCCCGCCAAAGCCCCGCTGCTGTTGAACTGGACTTGGGTGTTTGAGCCGCCCGCCGATGCGCCAACCTGAACAAAGTCGCTGCCGTTCCATGCAACCAGGGCACGCTGCCCGGATGGGATGGTCACGCCCGTGGTCGGGCCTGCCCCCACAATCTTGACGGACTGCGAAGTTGAAGTGCCGTTGATGACGATGTAAGGCTTACTGGCCGCAGGTGCAGTGATCGTTAGAAGACCTGCCGGATTACCCGTGCAGTTGATGATTACGTACTGAGACGAACCAGTCGATCCTGTCCCTGCCTGAGACAGTGACGTGGCGGTGGTCTTGCTCAGGGTGACTGCTGTCTGAGAGCCACTGATGGTCTGAGTACCGGCCACAGACGCATCCAGATACTGGGTGATGTAGTCGTTGACCGTGTCACCCCAGGTGCCGGACAGTTCACCCGTAACCGGAAGGGCAAGGCCTAGAAGGGAGGTGTATGAGGTGGGCATCTAATGCTCCTATTGCGTATTGATGAGTGTCCAACCCGCGTTTTGCGTAGTAGATACCGCGCCCCAATTTGCATTTTGGTTGGTATTCACGACACTCCATCCGCGAATTAGAACAGTTCCGACAGCGCCAGTGCCCTGCACTCCAGTGACCGTAATACTGTCGTTGATTTTGAGGGCAACAGTGCCAACTTGTCCAGTCGCTGAAACCCCGGTAAGTCGCTTGATAGCATTGGCAACTGCGGTTCCAACTGCACCTGTACCAACAACCCCGGTCGGGGACACCCCGCCGTTGTAGACAAGAGTAACGGCACCGATTTGTCCGGTTCCGGCCACCCCGGTCGGGATGATGGTCTCGTCAACCTTGAAGGTGACACTACCAACGTTCCCTGTGCCAAGCACTCCGGCGGGTGTAAACGTAACCTCGGGGACCGTTGTGCCAACCGCACCTGTACCTTGAACCCCCGCAACCGTGATGGCTTTGCCAATCCGAATAAGCGGGGTGCCAACCGCGCCAACACCTTCAACCCCAATCGGGATGATGAAGTCGTTGACGTTGACAAAGAAGTTGCCAATTTGCCCAACGCCTTGGACTCCTGCTGGCGTAAACGCCACCTCTGGGGTGACGGTGCCAATCTGACCGTTTGCCGATACGCCCGTGAGCGTGAACCGGACCTGCGGTGTTGTGGTGCCAACTGCACCGGCACCAGAAACCCCTGTCGGGATAAACGTGACCGAAACGGAGAACGATACCGTGCCAACAGCCCCCGTACCTTGTACGGAGATGCTGTTCTGACCCCAAGGGCCCGCGCCCCAGGTGTCTACGCCCCAACCGGAAAGGGGAAAGACTGTGCCTTCCCCGCCCCAATTGTTAAAGCCCCAAGGGCGGTCGCCCCATCCGGTTGCCACGTCAACTCACTTACGCAATCCGAATGATGGCGGTTGCGGCTGCGGCTGCGGGGAACTGAATGGTGAAGTCACCAGACGACACTTGCTGATCTCCGCCAAACGACAGCACCGCGCAAGCGGGGTCACCCGCCGCTGTATCGTTATAGATGATCGCGCCAGATGTGGTGAACGTGGCCGAGGTCCAAGTGGTATCCGCAAAGTCGCAGACTGCCGTGGTGCCATCAGCAACCGGCGTAACCGAGGTCAGCGTGTTGCCGCCCGTGGTGTAGCCACTGCCGTTGGGCAGTTGGTCGCTGTTGCCGGTCAGGTCGGTGTAACTCGTCGTGGCAGCGCCATAAGTGCCCGTCACAGACGCCGTGGCTTTACCCAAGGCGATCTTGAACGTGTTGCCCGTCGAGGCGGTGAAGTTGTGAACTGCCCTCAAGATTTCCACCTTGAAGGAGGTCGGCATTGCTGTGGTAAATCCGGGCATTTCAAGCCTCCAAAAGTTTTACAAGTTCAGGATGACCCGCTTCACGAAGCCGGTTTGCAAGAGTCGTATTGTTCGACTGAATTGCACGCTGCATATAGAAGGTCAACACCGCCCGGATGTGGTCACGATAGGCGTTGGCCTGATCGCGGATGGCCGGATGGGATTGATCCCCCACATAAATTATTTTGTTCAGAGCCTGTTCAGCAAGCTCGTCAGGCGTAAAGCCGCGATGACTCACCGAGTGAACCAAAACGGTGCCAACTTCTGCTGATCCGTCTGCGCTAAACATTACTCGACTCGAATTATCGCGTTGGTGCTGTCCGCAACGGGGAACTGCACTTGGAAAGAGGTGGTGGCTGTTTTGTCGCCGCCGAAGTCAAGGACGCAAACAGTGGGGTTGCCCCCACCAACTTTGTAGATCAGTGCACCACGGCAAGTAAACGATGCCGGGTTCCACGTGACGTTGGCAAACGACAAGTACATTGTCGTGTTGTTAGGGTTGGGGCCAGTCGTAGGCGCGACGCTGACGGTCAAAACATTCCCACCCGTGGTGTAACCCCCGCCAGAAGCGACTTCGCTTGCCGTTGTGTACGCAGACGTGGTCGGGCCGATGGTTGCCCCACCTGTGTAAAGCGCCATCTTGAACGTGTCAGTGCTGAAGTTGAACTGGCCAGAGGCCAAGCCCACCTTGAACTGATTGGTCGCGCCTTGCTCGATGGGCATTACTTGACCCCGTTATTCTGCGGCAGCGGAGCCAGACGCGACTGGCCACTGCGGTACGCATCGCTGCGCTCCAGACCATCACCCAGGCGCTTGGCAAGTTGCAGGGCTTCCATGTACTTCTGGTTGTACAGCGCAAGCATGTCCTGCTCACCCTTCATGTAGGTGTAGGCTTCGACGAGCGAACCGTACAGCAGTACCGTGTCGAAGTTGTCGCCCAACCAAGTCTGGCCATTTGCAGCCACCGTGATTGACTCGGGGTAGTAGAAGTAGTGAAGCTCGATCTCGTACGACGCGTCGGGCGTGGGGCCAAGGATGAACGTCAGTTCATCCTGATCTGAAGATTGCGGGCCAAACAGTGCGTAGTAGCGGGGGATCGCCTTGTCCGTGCTCGGGTTCGGGTACGCCTGCCGGATGAAGTTCACGTCTTTGTTCAGCAAGTACTCGTACGACCCCGTGGCGTCAACTGCCGCCATCGAGTACACCGCCAGGAAGTCTGAGGGGCACTGAAGGTACTTGTTGTTTGCCGTGGTGTAGCCGGTGACGTTCTTGCGAAGCGAAGGGAACTGAACCGTGTTGTAAATGCGCTGCTCAGCTTGTTGGACGAAAACGGGTATCTGAGCAACGAAATCGCTGCTCGGGTTTTCGGTATACGCC